TTGCGGCGGAGACCCCGGTTGAACTAAAGCCGGAGCCGCCTCCAATTATAATTGCAAAACCAACACAGGCCAATCTTAAAAAGAAAACAAAGAAGGTTTTATTAGGTATGGCCCAAGACCTTGGAATATCCGTTAAGTCATCAGATACAAAAGCCGTAATTATAAAAGCAATTGAGACAAATAGCTTAAAAACCAAAATCTAAGATTCCCAAATTTTATTTTCAGACCAATTTCCAAACTTGGAAACTATTTACAGTTGATCGGAGGTTTCATGTATGTCTTTACCAGAATTAACACCAACAACCGGAAGTAGCGCCGTAGTTTTACCAAGCAACTGTACAGAGGTTAGTGGGGTTCCAACAAAAGTGGCTGCTGCCTGTCCAATTGGCGCCTATACGGGGTCAAATGCTTTTTTAAGGGGCGCATGCAGCCAAGTCGCATATACATATAAAAAACTCGGTGGTGATGTCCTAGACATTGAGATCACAGAGCAAAATGTTTATGCTAACTACGAAGAGGCTTGTCTAGAGTACTCTTATATTGTTAATTTCCATCAAGCAAAGAATACGTTGGGATCTGCGCTGGGCACTGCGACGGGATCATTCGACTCAGAGGGAAGGATTGAAGAAGGTGAACAAGGGCGGGCAACAAACTATCCTAAGTTCCGTTTTGACTACGCCTTTAGGATAGGGGACACATTTGCGACAGAAGCCGGAGTTGGAGGTACTGAGCGTATCTATTCGGCATCAT